AACGGGCAAGCGCATAAATGTAACGCCCTTTGAAGAATTGCGCAGATATATACGACAAGAATTGAGTGGTATATCACTCGAGGAGGTAACTGATGAATCAATCTGATACAATAGCAGAACTATTAAAGGTCGTAGATGGCAGCACTCCCTCTGCCACTACCGAGGCACCTGTCCTTGCGGAGGGAGATGAAATTTTAGAGCTTGAGAACTTCGACTTCGAGGACTTCCAAGTAGTCAGACGTGAGTTCTTTGCACATTTGCGTGAGCCTTCCGTCACCTTTAACGAATGCAAATTTCAAGTCAATATGGCTTGCCTTACGAAGTTTCCGAATTGCGACTTTGCACAGGTCCTTGTTAGCCAAGAGCAGAAGATACTCGCACTGCGCCCGTGTGCGGAAGGCACAAAGGATGCTTATATGTGGTGCGGTGTTTCCAAGGGAAAACGTAAGCCAAAAGCCATTACTTGTAAAATGTTCTTTGCAAAAATAGTATCTTTGATGAATTGGAATCCCAAATATCGTTATAAATTGCTCGGTAGACTTATCCATTCTAATGGTGAATACCTCATAGCATTTGATCTCAATGCTCCCGAGGTGTATCAGCGCACTTTTGTTGAAGGAGAAAAGCCCAAAACATCTCGTACACCTGTCTTTCCCTCGGAATGGCAGACGCAGTTCGGTTTGCCGTATAACGTACATAAGCAGTCGATGCAAATTAATATTTTTGATGGCTATGCCGTTTACGCAATTAAGGATACAACGTCCGTTTCGGATGCTACTCCCGCCGCTTTGCCTGTAGCCGTAAGCACGGGAGGTGAAAACGAATGACCGATAGCGCAATCACTATGTCAATCGACATGAAAAAATGTCGAATACGTATCCATAAGCACACCCTTCATATTCTCGAAGACCCACTTTATATTCAAATCCTCATCAATACCGAGTCAAAGCAGATAGCAATAAAACGAGTGGACGTCCCCCAAAGCGGAGACCAGTCGAGAAAGACGAATGTTAGAAATCTTGATGCGGATGAGTCTTGCGAATACTACAGCGAGACCCTTATAAAGCAATTACATAATCTTGATGCGAACCTCGATTATAAGCACACCTATCGCCTTACCGGTGGCAAATATATAAAATCGCATCAGTTGGTGCTTTTTGATTTAAGTTCAATGGAAAAAGTGGAAAGTTGAGAATGAAGATGAAAAATATACGACTACAGATAAATAAGGATTTTACGAATTTAATCAGCCCTTATAGCAAGAAAGAATATCTCGCACTCGAAGAAACCCTCCTCGCAGAAGGCTGCAACGAACCAATTGTAACTTGGAACGGATACATTATTGATGGCTTAACGCAATATGAAATTTGCTTGCGCCACGATATCCCCTACGAAGTAAAAGAAATGCGTTTTTCTTGTAAAGAAGCCGCCTATGCCTTTGTTTGCAAAAAACAACTCCTCCGTAGGGATTTGACCTTTGAAACTAGAAAATTTCTTATAGGAATGCAGTATGAAGCAGAAAAATACTTAAATAGCACTCGCCCACGCGGTTATTCCACTTGGCGTGCAAACGTAGATGATATCTCACTTGAAGGCGTTGATTATCGTGAGTCCCCCACTAGGCATACAACTGCACAACGCATAGCCGATGAAAATCACGTCACCCACGCAACCGTTCAAAAATATGCCATTTACACAAAAGCACTTTTGAGCATAGGCGCAAAGTATCCCGAGGTTCTCCCCAAAATCCTCGCAGGTAGATTAAAGCTCCCACACCAGAGGGTTGTCGAACTATCAAGGATGTCTGCTCAAGAGCTTCGGAGGGCTGATTTCGGTGTGGAGCAAAAAGGCTATAGCATTCAAATGAACACACCCCACCGAGGCAGACCGCCTAAAGGTACAACGCAAACCATACCCGTCATAAACAGACCATCCGTAAAGGATATGCCCGCCTTCGACCCCGATGCTCCCGCAGTAGAGTTATCCCTCACGGTGCCCTCGTGGACAAGCTCCATCAAACGTGCTTACAACAATATCAATGCCGCTATCGTTTCAGATCGTGCAAAGAAGAACCTAAAAGAAGTGTTGTGCGACCTGCAAGATAGCATTGCAGATATTCTCGCACTCATCGAGGAGGAGTAAAATGGACGATTATAGAATGTTCGTGCCTAATGTGCATTTTGAGCAGATTCCCATAAAAAACTTGGTATCTAACCAAGACTATCAACGAAGCCTCTCTCACAGCCACATTGCACGTGCCGCAGAAAACTTCGACCTTTACCAAATCAATCCCGTAAAGGTCAGCCGCAGAGACGGCATCAACTATGTTTTCAATGGTCAGCACACGATTGAAATTGTGGCGCTTGTTTCAGGCTCCAGAGACACCCCTGTTTGGTGTATGGTCTATGACGACCTCTGCTATGAACACGAAGCAGATATTTTTGCTAATCAGATGAGATTTGTAAAAAGCCTTCAGCCCCTTGAAATATTTATGGCTAACATCGAAGCGGGCAACGATGAGCAGATAATCATTCGTGACCTTGTGGAGTCTTTCGGTCTTACCATCGGTTCACAGAAAACCCACGGTGTTATTTGCGCCATTGCCACTGTCGAGTCCATTTACAAGGACTACGGATATCACGTATTAAGCCGAGTGCTGCGCCTTATCATCGGCGCTTGGGAGGGTGATTGCAACTCCTTCTCTGGTAGCATCATGAAAGCCGTAGCAAAGCTCGTTGTGGTATATAAGAATGTGCTTGATGACGAGGTCTTTAAGGAAAGGCTCGGCGCAGTGTCCCTTAAGGCACTCACCCGTATGGCAAAGGAACGCCGTCCGGGAATGCTTGGTTATGCCGAGGCAATGGTTATCGAATACAACGGCAAAAAGAAAAATAACATTCATCGTTTGCGTATCGGCAAGCTCTACGAGAAGGAAAGCCTCGATGATGAGGACGATGAACCGATTACATTTGACCTTCCTACAGATGGTGATAAATAGTAATATGCTCCTGCGAAAAAGCATCGTAGGAGCATTTTTGACTATAATTATTTACTTTTTTGGTGTTTTATCTCTATTCCGTTCTTAAATCGGAATACCATCTCGCCTGTCTTATAGACTGTAACGATGTCTATGCAAGTAACCCAAAGGCGTTCGTCAAAAGCTTCTATAACACCATCCCTTTCGTAAAGCTCGAACATAAATGCGCCGATAATTTCAGCCTCGTGAATTCGCTTTAACCTTGTGGCTTTCAGCCCGTCAAGCTCTGAAGCAAGCTCGTTAATGCGTGTTTCGTAAGCTTCGTATCGTCTCCAAAATTCCTCTTGGTCTTGCGCGGTACGCATATTCTCGTCTACGTGCTTTTGTAAAAGTGTGTGTTGGTCGGAAAGAGCTTCTTCGGCTTTTAGAATTTGGGCATCAAGTTCGATGGTGTTTGTAAGGGTGTCTTGCATCACTCGGCACTCTTCAATAACGGCAGGCTTATCCGCCATCATAAGGTTGAAGACCTCAATAAAAGCGGCTTTGATGTCGTCTTCCGTAAGGTGCGGAGTTTCGCATTTGTGGTCTTTGTCGGTGTACTTATTAAAGCAGCGGTAGATAATTTTGCGGTAAGGTGAATTGGAGTGCCACACCTTTGCGCCATAAAAACTACCGCAGTCACCGCAAATAATACGGGAAGCGAACACAGTGTTTCCGCTATAGGTTGCTCGGAGACCCTTACGCCTTACCATTTCCGCTTGCACAAGCTCGAACTCCCTTGGGTCGATAATAGCTTCGTGGCTATCCTCGATATAATACTGTGGGACCTCACCCTCGTTAGGCTTCATTTTCTTGGTAAGGAAGTCCACGGTATAGCTTTTCTGCAAGAGGGCTGCACCTTTGTATTTTTCGTTTGTAAGAATGCTCTCTACCGTGCCGGGCTTCCATACTTCCTTGCGCCTCGGTGTGGGGATGCCGCTTTCGGTAAGTGCTGCCGCTATGGCATAGGTTGTTTTGCCTTCAAGGAACATAGAGTAAATCAAGCGGATAACCTCTGCCTCGGCAGGAACTATTTTGGGGAGTCCGTCTTCGCCTTTTTCGTAGCCGAGGAAGTTTTTGTAAGGTAAGTAAACCTTGCCGTCTGCGAAGAATTTACGCTTACCCCACGTGATGTTTTCCGAGATGCTACGGCTTTCTTCCTGTGCCAAGGAACTCATAATCGTTATAAGCAACTCTCCCTTGCTGTCAAGGGTGTAGATGTTTTCCTTTTCAAAGTAAACCTCGATGCCTTTTTCCTTGAGCTTACGAACGGTGATAAGGCTGTCCACCGTATTTCTCGCAAAACGGCTGACCGACTTTGTAATGATAAGGTCAATCTTGCCTGCAAGGGCATCTTCAATCATCTCATTGAAGCCGTCCCTGTGCTTGGTGTTCGTGCCTGAAATGCCCTCATCGGTATAAACCTTTACGAACTCCCAATCGGCTCTGCCTTGTATGTATTTGGTGTAGTAGTCCACCTGCGCCTCGTAAGAGGTAACTTGCTCTTCGCTATTGGTGGAAACACGTGCGTATGCCGCCACTCTGCGTTTGCGCATACTGTTTTTTGATAACCCTGTGTGGAAATCCCTCGTTGCGGGAATGACTCTTACTTTTCCCATTTTAACCTCCGTGCTGTAATAATGCTTTTTGTCTAGCCCTCTCTCGCATCTCGGGAGTCCAAGAAGCCGAGCGTGACTTGTATTTCCATTCTTTTTCAATCGTTCTGCCGTCTACCATTTCAAATACCAGTTTACGGTCAAAAACTTTGATTTTTACTATCTTTTTGCGTATAAACTCTTCATCCAAGCTCTCCCAACCGAACACTTCGCAACAAATCTGTTCGAGCATATCGTTGCGGATTTGCTTTGCGCCTTCGCACCCGGCTCTCCCATCTTCAAGGTATCGGTGGCAGTTCCATATGGTACGTGCATTGTTTTTAGCCCTTTTTACGTAGCCACCGCAGTAACCGCAAACCATCTTTTTTGAAAAGGGCGATTCGCTCTGTGGCGAGGGTGAAGTGAAATAATCGGAGGCTTGTTGTAGCCGTTCCGCTACGATTTGGTAGGTCACCATATCCACTATGGCAGGGTGCGAATCTTCCACAAAAAACTGCGGTAAATGCCCTCGATTGACTATCTTTCGTTTTTCAAGGTGGTTATTTCGGAAAGTTTTTTGAAGCAGTGCGTTGCCTGAATACTTTTCGTTGGAAAGGATGAGCTTCACCTTTTTGCTTGACCATGCGCCTTTTATAATGCACGGCACGTTGTTATCATTAAGCCAATGCGCTATCTCCGCCAAACTTGCGCCATCTGCAAATTGCGAAAAAATCTCACGCACTATGGGCGCAGTTTCTTCGTCAATCGTGATTTTGCCTTTAACTACTCGGTATCCAAAGAGCTTTGGAAAAGCGGCGGTAATCTTTCCTGCCTCAAAGGACTTACGGATGCGCCACTTTTGATTTTCGCTTGCCGAAAGGCTCTCTTCCTGTGCGTAGGAAGCAAGGATGGAAAGCATCAACTCTCCGTCTGCGGAAAGGGTGTGAATGTTCTGTTCTTCAAAGTAAACATCCACTCCCATCGCCTTTAATTCTCGCACCGTCTGCAACAGTGTAATGGTGTTACGAGCGAAGCGGCTGATTGACTTGGTAACCACTAAATCGATGTTTCCGTTTCGACATTCTTCAAGCATTTTTTGAAACTGTGGGCGGACTTCCTTTGTGCCTGTAAATGCCTCGTCCGCATAGATTCCGCAAAAAGTCCAATCAATGTGCGAAGCTATAAATTTTTGGTAATAACTGACTTGGGCTGAAAGCGAGTGCAGCATCGCATCCTTGCCAGAAGAGACACGTGCGTAGGCGCAAACGCGGAGCCTTTTCAGTTCGGTTGCCTTGGTAGGCGTTACGTCCTTTATTACTCGCATAAATACCTCCTTTTTTGGTAGTCACATATTACCTCTAAAACACTTATATATCAAGTCATATTGCGATAAATTGAGGTAATTTTTATGGAGAATTTTTCGCACATTTTATCGTTTATTTTGTCATATTCATCAGATGAAATTATGCCTTTTTTGAGCATCTCCTCCGCCATATGCATTGCGAGTTTATACATTAAAATGTTCTGGTAATTTTCCATTCTTCCTCCTTGCCTCGGCATAGCACCCACGAGAACAGTAAATTCTATGGTCATTGCCGTAAGCCGTGAACTTTTTTTCGCACCACGGACACGTAAAATTATAAAAAGCCTTTCGGTTTACCAAATGCAAGTGGGCATTCCACCACTTTTGTCTGCAAGTCCCGGAACAGAAGCGTCTTGGCTTGCTATGCGGAACTGCGGCAATAGGTGCGCCACACTCCAAGCAAATGCCGTCTTGAGGCTTCGGAAGCTCGATTTCGGTTCTGCTCAAAAAGGATTTTACAGTCCCAAGCGGAACGCCACTTATTTTTGCGATGCGATTACATCCCAATCCTTGAATTTTTAGTGCTATAATGCTTTCTTTTTCTGCGTTGGTCATTGATACCACCTCCCACCTAAAAGCCTCGAAAACGGCAAAAATTCAAGGGTTATGAGAAAGATTTTTTGAAACGGGCATAAAAATAAAGCCCACCGAAGAAATAATCCTCGATGGGCGCAATCTATAATTCATTATTTTTTCATTTTAGCGACAAGCCATCTTCTAAAATTCCTAAAGGCGTGCCAGTTGGTGGGAAAGGCATTGTGTCCTACCTTGGTGATATGCCCAAGATTATAGGTGTCTATTTCCATATGCCAAGACTCCCCGTCAAGAACAATCATATCTTTCGGTTCGTAGTCATCCTCCCACTCTAGAATGTTCAAGTTGTAGAGCTTTGTTATAAGTGTTTGGGACTCTGCTGCGCCTAAAACAACCACGGGTAGGTATATATCATCCACATTTTGCGATTGATATTCCACCCTTACTTTATCTTTGGAGAGAATGTCGATAACGAACCCCTCGTTTTTAGAGATGTTTCCAAAACTTGAGAACGAATAGCTGATTTTAGTAATAATGTCCTCTTTGAGCAATGGCTCATCAAAATCCCTTAATCTCAAAAGCAATTTGAGGAAGGAGCCGTTTTCTATCATGGACATAATTAAGCCTTCATTGATTCGATCGGAACGGATAATTGCCGTTATCATCGCCAATACGAGCTTGTCATCGTACTGCGCCAAATCCAATTTATGAATGTCGATATTTTCGTATTTTATGCCGTAGGATTCTATCACCTCAACGTAATTATACACCATAAAAGAACCCATTGCATCCAAAAAGTCAACAACATCGGACTCATAAATAGGATATCCCGCTACTATAACAGTTTGACCTTTATCATCAGTTTTGCTTTCGCCGGGTTTCCATCTGCCGAGCTTTTCAGGATATTCTTTTAAAGGCTTAATAAAGTTGAGAATTTTGCCATATCTCGTAATTGCGGAGAACTTTGTTTCATAATCAAATTTTGTTATAACTTCCTTCATATCGCTAGGGATGTATTCCATCACCTCTTCTGCAATTTTGCTCGGAATGCCATAGTAAGCCTCTGCGATGGCGCAAGAAATAGCCGCCGTCGTATCGCAATCACCACCGATAGAAATAGTAGTTCTGAGACAATCCTCAAAGCCTTTACTGATTAAAAAGCAAAAGATAGCTTGCGGCACGGTGTTTTGGCAAATCTCCGCCTCGTGCTTATATGTTTTCCTCAAATGCTCATAATCAAAATCGAAATTATAATACTTTTCTACGAACTCACGTATTTCTTGTTTAGAGGCACCTTGCCTTGCCATAAAAATACACATAGCGGTAACGTATGCGCCTTTTATGCCTTCAGGGTGGTTATGCGTTACCTCCGTTACGGCTTTTGAATATGCTTCCACCTCCTCGGCGGTATTGGCGTAAAAACCGATAGCAGATATTCTCATAGCACTTCCGTTGCCGCACGAATTGTAAGGCTCGGATTCATCAGATAATACCCAATGAAAGAACCGACTACCATACCCGGCATAAGGATACTTTTGCCCCCATTTTTTGAACGTTTGGATTATTCCTTGTTTATCATTGGGAACATATCCGTTCAAACACATATCCGCCACAGCTACACTCATTACGGAATCATCCGTTACAGAGCATTTTTTATCAAATAAATAAAATTTCTTTGTTTTTATATTATTAAACTCAAATCTTGAGCCTACTATATCACCAATTATTGCACCTAACATTT